GTAAATCAGATTCGTTGGGGCGGGATACGTTTCTACTCCGCCTCGAGCAACAGCGTCTTGCGCTACGTGCGGATCTCCGGTGGCAAGAATACCGGATCGGAAGGCGGGGGTGGGCTCTATGTCAATAATTGTAGTCCTACGATTGAACACGTTAGAGTGAATAACTGCTCGGCGTTATTGAACGGCGGCGGCGCGAAATTCGTGTACTGCAATTCGACTTTGGATTACTGTCGCTTCGATCACAACTACATGGAAGCGGGCGGGTCAGCGTCCGGTGGCGGGCTCATGGCGTATGCCAACGGCTATTTTGCCATCAAAAACAGCGAGTTCGACTACAACGCGGATCAGAACGGGAGTGGGATTTACCTTTCCGGAACAGGTGAATCGGCGTTACTTGAAAACCTGCTGGTGCATCACAACCAATATAGCGGAACCTGACTATCTTGCGGCGGAAGTTTCCGCTTGAATGGGGTGATTGGAATACTGCGGAATGTAACGATCTGCGATAATACGGGCGGGACATACAAAGCGGGTCTTTACCTTGAGCAGGGTTCTGATACCACCACAGTGGAGAACAGCATCATTCGAGGCAACCAGGGCGATGAAGTATATCTGAATGGGCATCCGGTCGCTATTAGCTATTCGGATGTAGAAGGCGGTTACACTGGTGAAGGGAATTTCGATGAAAACCCGCTTTTCGTGCAGGGATACTACCTGTCGCACACCTTCGCGGGGCAACCGGCGAATAGCCCTTGCAAGGATGCGGGAGACCCTGACGCGGAAATGATAGAAGGGGCAACGATCACCTTAAAGCTTCAGGATAGACCAGACATGGACTGCGGCTACCACTACCCATTAACTGGAGACGGGTACGTACCATGAAGGGTTTCAAATATGGGAATGTTCAGTTTGTGGATAAGGGTTGGTCGAAGTTCATGCGGGGGGTGGACCAGTTAGATAAGCGGGCGGTGAAGGTGGGGTTTTTGCATTCGTCGCCGGAGCATAAAGCGGAGGAGGGGAAGCGTCCGGTGAATATTATGCAATTGGCGGCGGTGCATGAGTTTGGGGCGCCGCACGCGGGCAAGGGGGGGATGACAAAGATACCACCTCGACCATTTATTCGCCCGACGGCGGAGGCGAAGAGGGATTATTTTCAGGGGATGCAAAAACGGTTTTTGGAAAGGATTGTTGCGGACTTCGCTCGGGGCAAGGGTGGTACAACGGTAAATACGGCGCTGGGGCAGATGGGTGAGCGGATGGTGGGTTTTATTCAGAAGGCGATTGTGGACCTGAAGAATCCACCGAATGCGCTGGCGACGCAGCGGGCGAAGGGTCGAAAACTGCGGGGACGGGGGACGCGGGCGCTCTTTATGAATTTTGGGGGCAGGGTGAAGCGGGGCAGGAAGATTTTTAGTGTAGCTCTGGTAGATAATCCATTGATTGATACGGGGCAGATGCGGCAATCGGTGCGGTGGGGGATTACGAGTAATCCGGCGGAGTTGAGGGCGGGGTTATGATAAACGTCGGGGTCAGGGACGACCCCGACTATTGAGGTTTATATGGCGGTGCCATTTGAACAGGCGTTGACGGGTTCACGCCCGGCGGCGGGGACGTATGTGAATGGGATTTTTCTGGCATCGGGGACGACGACGGCATTGTCATTTCGCGGGACGGTACGCCCACTGAGTCCGCAGGAGATGCTGACGCTGCCGGAGGGGAGGATTTACAATCAAGCGGTGACGATTTACACGGAATTTCAGTTACAGGTGGCGGACCCGGATACGGGGATTAATGCGGATACGGTGAATTGGTTGGGGGATGATTTTGAGGTGATTTCGGTGGATCCGCACATGCAGGGGTTTTTAGATCATTATCGGGTGAGGGCGGTAAGATAATTTCACCACGGAGACACAGAGAGCACGGAGAAAAGGTTTATAGGTTTTTAAGATGATTGATTACGGATTATTGAGAACGAATATTTTACGGTGGCTGGATTTGCAGTTGCCGAAGACGGTGGTGTTATCGTTCCCGGGATCACTGGGTGCGGGAGATTATGTGGTGGGTTTATTGAATGACCGAGCGATTTTCGGGATGGGTCAAGGATTTCGGGGGAGCCATAATTCTACGGTGGCTTATATTGCGCAGGTGTTGGCGGGGCAGTTGGAGGTGGCGGCGGCGGTTCCTGGGGATTTGGCGGGCGGCGCTTATACGACGATTACGGTAACGCGGCGGGGGGGATATGATTTAGCTTTGACGGGGATGGAGGTGCAGCATTCTGGTTTACATACGACGGATGCGATTACGGTTACGGAAGGGGTGATCCCGGCGATTTGGATGAATCAAAACCAACCGGCGCCACCGGAGGAGTGTTATTTGGGATTGCAGATTTTGGACATGGCAACGGTGGGGGTGGATGCTTTGAAGGATCCGGACGCGGCGGGGGAGGCGGAGGTTTATGGGGTGCGGTCCTTTAAGCTATATCTTTTGGGGGTGGGGCGCGGGGCGTATGAGACGTTGTCGGGGGTGGCGGATTCGCTGGAACGGCTGAATGTGCAGGAGTATTTGGCGGGGGTGAACCTGGCGGAGGTGAGCCGGGCGGCGGTGAGGGATATTTCGGAATTGCAGGGGGCGGTGATTGAGGAGCGGGCGACACTGGAGGTGGCTTTTAATATGGCGGTACCTTACCAGACGGAGCGGGTGGAGGAACAGGTGGGGGTAATTGAGACGGCGGATTGGGTGGGGGAAGTTAATCCGTAAAAAACTGGATTCCTGGTTCAGCCAGGTATGACAATAATATCAGGAGATAGAGATGGACTTATCGTTTCTGATTGACGTGGGGATTGACCTGCAGACGACTTCGATTCAGCAGGCGGCGTTTAACATTCCGGCGATGATTGGAGAGTCGGGCAGGATTCCATACCAGGACGTGGTGACGCTGACGATGTCGGCGGATCTGATTACGGGGAATTCGTTTTCCTGTAAGGTGAACGGGATTACAGTGGGTCCGGTGGCGTTTGCTACGGATAACGACACGACGATGGCAGCGATCGCGGCGGCGTTGGAGGCTACAGATGACATTTTGACGGCAGTAGTTTCGGGAACGCCGCCGAACAAGCACGTGATCACCTGTACGGGTTATTGGTACACTCCGGTAAGCATTACGGAGGCGCTGGTGACGGGCGGGGCTACGCAGGCGACCTGCGCGGTGTTAAAGACAGCGGAAACGGATCGGATTCGCTATTATACGAGTCTGGCGGCGGTGGTGGCTGATGGGTTTGTAGCGGGGGACCCGGAATATACGGCGGCGCTGCAGTTCTTTGGTCAGAGTCCAGCTCCGAGCCAAATTGCGATTATCAATAAGCGCCCGTCGGCGGAGACCTGGGTGGAGGCGCTGGCGGATACGATTACCCGGTCGAATGGGAACCTGTGGTATGGGTTGGTGGCGGAGACGCGCACGAAGGCGGACGTGAAATTGATTGCGGCTTGGGCGAATACGAATCACAAGCTTTTCGGATCATTCACGTCGGATTCGGCGGTGCTGGGGACGGGGAGTACGGATTTGGCTGCGGAGTTGCAGGCGTTGGGGAATGACCACGCTTTTGCGGGTTATCAGGGGCTGGCGGATGGTTTGACGCACGACGAATACCCGGAGGCGGCTTGGTTGGGGGCGATGCTGCCGAATACGGTGGGATCGGTGCAATGGGCTTATAAGACGCTGGAGGGGGTGACGGCGGACGATCTGACGACGACACAGTTGACGAATGCTTTCGCGAAAAATGCGGCGGTGTACGTGCCGGTGGGAGGCACGTACATTACGCTGGAGGGGAAGGTGGCGTCGGGGGAATGGATTGACGTGATTATGGGGGCGGATTGGCTGGAGGCGCGGTTGCGGGAGGAGATTTTCCTGGTGCTGCTGAATGCGAAGAAGGTGCCGTTTACGGATAAGGGGTTGGCGATTATCGAATGTGCCATTCGCAAGGTGCTGGATTTGTCGGTGAAGAATTCGATTCTGGAAAGCTATACGGTGACCAGTTTGAAGTCGGCGGATTACACGTCGAATCAGAAGGCGCAGCGGAATGCGAACGGGTTTAGCTTTACGGGGATTCTGGCGGGGGCGATTGTCTATGCGGGGGTGACGGGGGAAATCCATTATTAGTGGTTGGTGGTTCGTGGTTGGTAAAAAAAATAAAAGACTGAGGTGATAATATGAGCATGAAAGTTTTCAG